CTAATGGAACCCCAGTAAGTGTAATATTATCTGTAAGTAAGATAGGACCGGTAACAACAGCACGAGATGCAGGATATTCCGAGTTAATTATTGGATCTTCAGTTCTTAGCTCATTTACCTACAATGCTGGGAATATACTTTCAGGAACTTTAACATCAAATATAAGTAATTCGGATAGTGTTACTTTAACTATCATAGAAGGATAAAATATGGCAATTGAAACAAAAACATTTAGTATTAATCAACCCTCTGTTTCTTTGAATCAGGGAGATAAATTAACTTTTAAACTTGTACTTAAAGGAGCCACTACTAATAATTTTACTGCTTCTTTAACTGAGGGGTCTTTAGTAGTTAATTCATTAGCTGCCTCTACAGGATATTCCTCTACAACGTGTCCTTATTTTAATTCTGCATCTATATCTGCATCCTACGCAACAGGACAAAACAATGTGATTACTTTTAATACAGCTATAAGTAATTTCCACGATCAAAACTATATATTTGTTCCTAATCCACTTACTGGATCTGAAAATAGCTTATATTCTGTTTATGGGGATGTAGATTATAAATTTACTACTAAACCATATGATATAGTAATAGCATATCTATCAGATAATACTTATGTTGAGTCTAGAATAATATCCGTGTCAAAATCGGGTAGTCTATTACAACTAACATTAGATACTCCATTATCTAATTTATATCGTACTAATTTAATATCTGGATCATTTCAACGCTTTTTAGTATTATCTCGAAGAGAGGACGAAACAAGTACTTATCTAACCTTTAAAAAACGTGAAGGCTCAACATCATATGGTTTTACAATACCTCAAAATATAGCAGCAGATGTATTAGCTAACATTGATACAATTACTAAAGAAGTTAAACAAAAACTACTATCAGATCAATCACAAATAACAATAAATACTTTTTAAACTTAATATATTTATAATATATACAATAGAATAATATGGCAATTTTAAACCCTACAACAATAACTGTAGATGCAATTTTAACCACGAAGGGCCGTGAATTATTAGCTCGTAACGATGGTTCATTTAAAATTACTCAATTTGCATTAGCAGATGATGAAATTGATTATACTTTATATAATCCACTACATCCATCTGGTTCTGCTTTTTATGGTGAAGCAATTGAAAACACTCCTGTGTTAGAGGCTTTTCCTGAAGACTCACAGATAATGCGTTACAAACTTGTAACTTTACCTCGTGGTACCTCACGTTTACCTGTTATTAATATTGGATACAACAGTATTTCACTTAAACAAGGTGCTTCATTAACAATTACTCCACAAACACTTAACTATTTAGGTGCTACAAGTACATTTGAAGCTAATGGATATATTGCTACTATTGCCGATTCTAGATTAGTATCTTCATTTAGTGGAACTGGTATTACAACTACTACTCCAATTTCAGGACTAAATACTACAACCGGAACTGTACTATCCGTAACACAAGTAGGTACTTCGTTTACACTAACAGGTACAACAATTAATACTTTATTTGGATCTACTTTGTCTACCTTAACAACTACCATTACCGTGATTGGTAGAGATAGTGGTGCTAGAATTACTATTCCTTTGAATATTCAAAAAGTATCAACAAACTAATATAAACTATGTCATTTTCAAGATATAATACAGACGATCAAGTAATAAGTTCAGAAACAGTAGTACGTGGTTTGTGGAGTGGAGATTCCAATCAATTAACTAGTTTCTTTACTGCTAGTACTTATACTGAATACTACATAGACATATATAATGGACTTCCTAGTTCTAATACTAGTGCTATCCAGTTTGATATTCAATTTGGTAATTTATATGGATCTGGATCTATAGCTATTAATTCTTTAGTTACTGGTAGTTCCCCTTCTCGTATTGTTTATGGGCAATATAGAAATTTAGTTTATGGAACTGAAAATACTAACTTCTCATTTAATAACTCAGTAACAGCAAGTAGTATTTATGTGATTAACGTAGCTCGTTCTCGTTATAAAGAAAGTTTATTACCTGGTTCTTTTGAATTAAGATTAGGTAGTGGTTCTAATGGAACTATTACTTTAATTGATGATAGTACTACTACTAATTTGTCTCGTTTCTTAGGTGAAAATAGATATTACAATATTATCAGTGGAAGTATAGCTAGTGGCTCATTTAGCACTGCTACTAACTATGGATTTTTCCTCCCAGATATAGGAGTTGCTATTCTAGATTCAGGAAGTTTATCACGATTCATATCCCCTGTTTCTTCTAGCAATAATCATCTTAATTTATTCAGATCAATGGTTTCAGGTTCTAATTTTAAATTACAATCTTCTGAAACTGTTTCTTCTACTTATTTCTTTACTCGTGTAAAAAATAGTGAATTTAATTATACTACAAACCCATCTATCATAGATGATAATGGTAATTTATTATATACAACATTAATTAATAGTCCTCAAACGTTTCCAACTACTGTAGGATTATATAATGATAATAATGAATTATTAGCAGTAGCTAAAATGAGTAGGCCTTTAACAAAAGACTTTACTAAAGAAGCATTAATAAGAATTAAGATAGATTACTAATTTATGTATGGCATCATTCAAAAAGTTAAGCAAATCGGACGTTACATTTGTACCTTACTATGCAAATAAGCAATGGAGTCTAACTTATTGCCCCTACCCAACTTCATCTGAATACTTAACTATTTATAATGGTACTAATCTTACAGGTAGTTTTTCATCTGATGGTGATCCTGTAACGGAAGGACAATATGATCGATTAGTTTATTCTCAAATCAATCAGTTATTTTATCAAAAATATACTGCTTCTTTAAATACATCTTCATTAGCAAATTCAATTTACTACGAGTCAGCTTCACAACAAAGACCAACACAATCATATTTTATATATAATGATAGTGCTAGGTTAGTTGAAAATTTTCCTACAGGAGCTATGGAAGGCATTCGAGTATTAGCCATCAACCAGGGTCTTTATGGGGATAAAGTATTACCAAACCATTTCCGATTATCCTCTTCAGCTTATAATATTACAGATGATGGATACGGTAATTTATATGATGGTATAGTAACAGGTTCTCAACAATCTACTAATGAAGTTTATGCAGAATCTGGAGTAAGGTTATATTCTCCAGGATATGATATAGATGGTACTGGTACAAATATATCTTGGAATACAGTTGCTGGTGGTGGTTCATATACTGGTACTTTTTGGACTAATCCCGTAGTAGCTAATAAGACGGGTAGGTTAAATTATACTGGTTTATGGTCTGGGAAATCTTTAATTTATTTTGGAAGTGGAATTTTAACTTTTAATATTACTGCTTCTTCTAATACTACTTATTATTTTGGAATAGGATGTGACAACTATGCTTCTCTTTATTTAGATAATACATTAATACTCACTCAGGTTATTCCTGATGCTGGTAGTTTTGGAGCCAATTATAGATATTGGCACATATACCCCGTTAGTGTGTCTTCAGGTAGCCATGTTGTAAAACTTATTGGAGATAATATAGGCATACCTGACCCAAGCAATCCAGGATCAATGGGTATTGAGATATATAATAACACTTCAACTCAAATATCAGCTAGTATTACATCTTCACCTACTGGTTCATCTATACCCTCTGGATTAAATGTTGTATACTCATCTAAAGATCATTTAACTGAAGGAAATTTTAATAATCAATATGCTACGCACATTGGAAATTTATTTTATGCTCATGGATTAGGAATAATAACTAATCAGGATTATCAAATGATGTTTCCTTTACCTCCTATTGCTAAAAATGATAGTGGGTATTTTTTAACTACAGACACACCTAAAACCATTTCAGCATCCGCTAATGATTATGCTAGAAGTGGAACTTTAAACACTAGCTCATTAGCATTTTCAGGTAGTACTTCAGGTCCTGGATATTCATGGGCTACTGGTAGTAACGGCACTGTTGTTTTAACAACAACAACTGACGGCACATACACAGCTTGGTATACTATAGGAGCTGATATTGTTGGTTCTTGTGCTACACAATTGAGGAGTAATAAAGCTAAAGTTACAGCTGTTGTAACTTCTCCTACAACAACGACAAGCACAACAACTACCACTACAACGTCTGCTTCTTTATGTAATTTCCAAATTACAGAAACTACCACTACCAACGCTACTAACCCAGCAGGAAATAATGGTACTGCTACAATAACTTTTATAAGTGCTAGTGCACCTGTTAGTTATTCATTAAATGGAGCTTTTCAAGGTGTAGTTACATCTTCTCTATTAATATCAAATCTATCATCTAGTGTATCATACACAGCATCTTTCATAGATGCTAATAGTTGTACTGCAACATCATCATTTACATTAGGTGAAAGTACATTCGTATTTCTTGCAGATTATATGATGTTAACTTATGGATTTACTGATGGATTAGATTTAGATACTAGAACAAGAATTGTAACCCCCGATGTTGGTCAAGTTACACAAAGTTATTATGTAGGATATTTCTGCCAAAACCAGTGGCCCTCCGGTAGTACAAATCCATATTTAATATGGGGAGGAGATAATCAAGGAACCGGATCTGAATCTGTATTAGTTAATTTTGTTTCGTTCTCTGCTGCATATCCAACAGCAAGTAGCGTATTGATTGATATGAGAGCCTATTGGTTTAACCAAACAGGAAGTAACCCCGTTGACGTTACTGCTACATTATGGAAAGGTGGAACTCCTGTATATAATAGTAGTTCATATGTTTGGACAAATCCTACTGCTACTAGCTCATTTAACATTGACTCTGTAGGTAAAGTAATTACAAGTAAAGGTCTCCCTATACCAGGTCTATCTTCAGGAGAAAGAGTTGCTACTTTAACTTATAATCTTATATCAGGTAGTGGAGTATTTGATAATAATGACACAACAACACCAAGCGTTTAAATATAAATTAAAATGACACAGAAAGAAGTAACTACCATTTTATATCAACAAATCCCCGATGCCGGTAGATTTGATATAAAATATATTAATGAAAAACATTTCTATATATTTAAAAGTGCATTAGAAGAAAAATATATGGTTTGTCAATTAAATGATAACTCTGAAAGTTTCCATAGTGAAGTTTTTACAACAATAGATAATTGTTATGATTGGATAGATTTAAAATAATAAAATAAATGTTATGAAGAATTTACGTTATGTTTGTGTTCAACCAAGATTAGTTTATTATGCGTGGCAAGTAGAAGTTATGATTAATAACTTTATTAAGCATGGTATTAGTGGAAATAATATTGATATTTTAGTTGCTTGGAATCCTAATGACGGAACCAATACTCCTGAAGTAATAGAAATGTGGGATAAATTAGTTAATAAGTATAATTATGTTCGTTTTTTCTTCTATCAAGATACTAGAGAAGATATGTCATATATTCCCTCTATTTATTTTAACATATTAAAACAACATATTCAAGTATACCCTGAATTATCTGCTCAACCTTTATTCTTACACGATTCTGATATATTATTTACTAAACCAGTAGATTTTAGTTTTGCTTTAAATGATAATATATGGTATTTAAGTGATACCGTAGGTTATATAGGTACACAATATATCTTAACTAAAGGTGAAGATGTTTATAAGGGAATGTGTAATATAATAGGAATTGATCCGCTAATACCCAAACTTCTCAATTCAAATTCAGGCGGAGCTCAACATATTGTTAAAAATTCTACTTATGAGTACTGGGATAAAGTAGAAAAAGATTCTATAAAATTATATAAATGGTTTTGTGAACAAGAACCTCTGTATAAAGGCGAAGGATATCCAATACAAAAATGGACAGCAGGGATGTGGTCATTATTATGGAATGCTTGGTTGTTTGAACATGAAACTAAAGTAGATAAACGATTAGATTTTTGTTGGGCAACTGATCCCATTTCTAAATGGGATGAAGTTTGTATATTCCATAATGCTGGAGTTACTGAGCATGGAAAATTATTTATGAAAGGTAATTATACTAATTCATTACCTTATGGTATAGAAAATACATTTGATTCTAATTTTTGCTCATATAATTATGTTAATGAAATTATAGAAACAACTAAAATATTAAATAATGAGCACCACTCAAAAATTTAAATATTTATACTCATGCCAGCAATAATCCATAGCGGTTCCTTTTCAGTTTCATTTAAAAATGAACAACCAATATACGAACACGAAGTTCGTTGTTTGGTAAAGGAAAGTGACTTCAATTTATCATATAACCCAACACTAGTAACTAACTACGCTAGTGGTTCTTTAAAAGGATTTGCTACTGGCTCTGATTTTTATACCTATGCTACCGCATTAGGATTATATAATGATAATAATGAATTATTAGCTGTTGCTAAATTCGGTAAACCAATGTTAATGTCACCCGACACCGATATGACGTTTATTGTTAAATACGATACATAATGATTAAACTATTAGATTTAATTAAGGAAATACTTCAAGAAATAAATAATCCATTTGGTAAAGTTGTCTATCATGGGAGTAGTAAAAAATTTGATCTTAATTCCTTAGATATAGACAGAAAATCTATTGCTAGAGGGTCAGATGGAAAAATTATAAGAGAAACAGGTTCAGAAAAAATAGGGGTAGGTTTATATGTGTCATTAGCATTATGGATGAATGATAAAAAAAATATACTTAATCCAATATATAAAGATGGATTTATGGGAAATGAATCTGCCGAAAAATATGCTCATATAAGCAATGACGGATTCCCTGATTACATATATAAGATAGTACTATCAGATGATATAAACTTAGAAAAGTATGGTTATAAAAATATAGATGGAAGAAATATAAGTAAAGAACAAAAAGAAAAATTACTTGCAGAGGGTATTGATGGTTTATATGATGGAAAGATTGAAGCTGTAATTTTGAATAAAGATAAAATTGAATCCTTAGATATAGCATACATAGCTGAAGATTTAATGACACGCATTTCTCCTATTAAAATGGATGAAGTAAAAAGTTGGAATGGTGTACCTACTTCTGACTCTAAAGCTAGTCAAGGAATTGATATATATAAACAGGTACAAATGAGTAATGAAAATGTAGATAAATATTTAAAAGAAACTTTAAAAGTACCTTATATATTTGAATCCTTTAGTAGTAAGGATTATATTGTTACTAATGCTCCAAAAGAAGTAACAGATGCTGTATATAACGAAGAGTGGGACGATGAAAAAAATATGACAGATACAACAAAACAAGACGAAGCAAGAAAAAAATACCCCGTAAAAAACTATAAATTTTATTACGTTCAACCCTATGACGGTTTTTATAATTGGAAAAAAGTATAATACTTAAAATAAGTTTATGAATAATTGGTTATGGCATCTCGATGACGGGAGTCTAGAAATATTTCCTGAAGAACACGCTACTGGGTATTATGGTTTTGTCTATATAATTACTAATTTAGAAACAAATAAATTTTATATAGGTAAAAAAGCATTTATCCATAATAAAAAGAAAAAACTCACTAAAAAAGAAATCGCTGAACACACTGGTGCTGGTCGCAAACCAACAACCCGAGTTGATAAAGTAGACAGTGGGTGGAAATCATATTATGGTTCATCTAAAGAACTATTAGCTGATGTTAAATTATTAGGTGAAGATAAATTTGAACGTGTTATAATACATTTTGCTAAAAACAAAAAGCAACTTACATTTCTTGAACTCCAGGAACAAATAATACACAACGTATTATTTACTGATAATAGCTACAACGACAACATAGCAGGTAAATATTTCCGCAAAGATTTTGCTTAGGCAAAATTATTTCGTATATTAAGAGTATGGATAATACAGCTCTACTATTCTTAATTGAATCAGTACTAGGTAAAGGACAATCAACAAGTAAAGGCAACTATGCTTTTAAGTGTCCATTCTGTACACACCATAAACCAAAATTAGAAATTAATTTACGTACAACAGCTAAACGTGAAAACTTTTGGCATTGTTGGATCTGTAGTGCTAAGGGTAAAACATTACTTTCATTATTCAAAAAGATGAAAGTTCCAGACAACAAAATAGGAGAACTAAACATCCTAATAATCCCAGACAATACTAAAAATATTGAGTTAAGTGCTGTACAATTACCTAAAGAATTTATTTCATTAATTGATACAACTAATTTAGATAAAATATTACAAATTGAATTAAAGCACGTTTTAAAATTTCTTAAATCACGTGGTTTAACTCAAGATGATATAATTAAATACAATATTGGTTTTTGTAAAGATGGTAAATATGGAGGCCGTGTTATTATTCCTTCATATGACAACGACAAAAAATTAAATTATTTTATAGCTAGAGACTATAAAGGTGAAACACCTCAAAAATACAAAAATCCACCAGTAGCGGCTAAAGACGTTATTGGTTTTGAACTATATATAAATTGGGATGCACCAATTATACTTGTTGAAGGTATGTTTGATGCTCTCACCATTAAACGTAATGTTATTCCTTTATTTGGAAAAGCAATACACGGTAAATTAATGGAGAAACTAGTTAAATCTTCTGTTGATAGAATTTATATTGCTTTAGATCAAGACGCTAGGCGCGATGCTTTAAAACAGGCTGAAATGCTTATGTCATACGGCAAAGAAATATATTTGGTAGAGATGGAAGGTAAAGACGCTAACGAAATCGGTTTTGAAAATTTTTTAAACACTATTGAGCAAACACAACCACTGAATTTTCAGAGTTTACTTGAGAAAAAATTACAACTATTATGATTATTGACAGGAATGCAAACCTCATTAAAGACCCTAAAATTAAGCGTCTTGTAGAGTACAGCGAAGGAGATAAACAAGTAAATGTTTTAGACAGCCGATTTTACAGGCGCAACGACAAATACTATCCCTCAGTCACTTCAGTACTAAATTATTTCCCTAAAAACCAATTTTTTCATAATTGGCTTAAGGATGTAGGACATAATTCAGACATTATTGCTTCTAAGGCAGCAGGTGAAGGTACACAAGTACATACTGCTATTGATCGTTATCTAAATGGAGAAGAAATTCAATGGATTGATGAATATGGTAAAGCACAATATTCACTTGATGTTTGGAAGATGATTCTTAAGTTTGCTGATTTTTGGACAACACACAAACCCGAATTAATAGTAACTGAATACCATCTATTCTCAGATAATCATGAATATGCTGGTACAGCTGATTTAATTGTTAAAATCAATAATAAAGTTTGGTTACTTGATATTAAAACATCCAATTCACTTCATACATCTTATGGTTTACAACTAGCAGCATACGCTGTTGCTTGGAATGAAACCCACAACCAATTAGTTGAAGATACAGGAGTATTATGGTTGAAAGCATCTACTCGTGGTGAAGGTAAAGGTGACACAATTCAAGGTAAAGGATGGCAATTAAAACAATATGGTGGAATTGCTACTAATTTTAAGATGTTCCAAAACATATATGAAATATATAAAATGGAAAATCCTGATTTTAAGCCTATGACTCTATTATTACCTACAAGTGTTAAATTAGCTTAATAAACTTTGAGTTATACGTATAAGTGAAATGAAACATTTATTATTTTTTCTGTTGTGTCCCTTATTTTTATTTTCTCAAGACACATTATTTAATAAGAAACTAGACAATATCACAGTTACTTCTGTAACTAAAAAAGAAACCAATGTAGCTGTTCTTAATATAATTAGGAACAGCTCTGTTGTTTCTGATGGATTATCTGTTGAATTTATTAAAAAAACACCTGATCGTACTGTTGGAGACGCTCTTAAAAGGATAAACGGTGTTACTATCCAAAATGATAAATTTGTATTAGTACGTGGTTTAGCTGATAGGTACAATTTAGCTTTACTAAATAAAACATTACTTCCATCTACAGAACCAGATAGAAGAGCTTTCTCATTTGATATTATCCCATCAGGATTAATTGATAATATTATTATCGCTAAATCGGCTGCTGCTAATTTACCTGGAGATTTTGCAGGAGGAATTGTACAAATAACAACTAAAGACGTATCAAATAATTTTTTCTCCTTAAGCACAGGATTCAGTTATGGAACGGTGTCTACATTCCAAAAATTCAAATCGGTGGAATATACGCCGTTTCCGCAGAGCTTTCCATCCACATATCGATTCCGCATAGGAAGTAATGGTGATAGAAGAGCATATACTCAATTAATTAATTCACCTAAAGTACGAACTATTAGCTCTGTGCCTAATACAAATAATTCATTTTCTTTTGGATTAAAAAAGAATAAATGGAATTTAGTATTTAGTTCAGTTCATAGATATTCATACTCAATAAATTATACTGACAGACAAGATTACCAGTCATCAACTGAACTAGCATACAAATACAAAGATACTTCTTATTCTACTACACAATTGGTAAATGGATTAGCTAATATTACTTATATAGGTAAAAATAAGTATAGCTTAAAGACATTATTTAATCATCAAGTAGAACAATTATATTTAACTCGTAATGGAGAAAATTATGATAACGTTCAAAATGTAAAAAGTAACTCATCTAATCACATTGTTAAAACTGTTGTAAATTCTCAATTTGATGGTAAAATTAAAACATTAGATTTCAATTTAGGTTATAATTTGATGTTACGTGATCAACCCGACTATAGAGTTAATCCAATTACTAAATCATTAGGTGTAAATGAACCCTATGCTGTTGCTTGGAGAGACACATATCGTTTTTGGAGTGTAATGAATGAAAATAGTTTTAATGGGAGTATTAATAAAACTTTTGATAAAATTAAAGTGGGTGGTGGCTATCTTAAAAAGATAAGAAATTTCCAAGCCAGAATATTCAGATATGAGGCTACAGATATGCTAAATGAAATCACAAATAACACAGATAGATACAAAGCTGATTTTGATTTAGCAACAGGATATGCAATGTATGATAGTGATTTTGGAAAGTGGAAATTAAATACTGGTTTGAGAACAGAATATAACCTATTTGATGTTAACACAGCTGACTTTAGTGGTCAAAAAGTAAATGTGAATAGAGAATACCTTGATCTACTCCCATCATTAAATTTATCTTATAACTTAGATAAAACTAAATTTAGGTTTTCAGCTAGTAAAACCTTAGCACGTCCTGAGTTTAGAGAAGTAGCTAATTTTGCCTATTATGATTTTGTTCGTAACGCACAAATATTAGGTAATTCTAAATTAGAAAAATCAGACATCTACAACTTAGATCTTAAATATGAATATTATCCTAAATCAGGTGAAAATATATCAGTTGGAGTATTCGGTAAGAACTTTATCAAACCTATTGAACAAATAGTAGCAGATGGTTCGGTTCCATCTAATTTATTACTTACTTTTACTAATCCAAATAAAGCAACCGTTTATGGTATTGAATTTGAATTACGTAAAAAAATAAATAATTGGTTAGATTTCTACACTAATTCATCTTTAATTCATTCCGAAGTAAAAGTAAATGGGATTAAACGTCAACTACAAGGTCAATCAAACTACATTGTAAATGGTGGTTTAAATTTCCATAAAAATAAAAATACACTAAACGTTACATATAACCGTGTCGGAGATAGACTATCAGCTGTTGGTTTCCAAGGGTATGCAGACATATTTGAAAATAGTAGAAATATTTTAGATGTAGTATACTTAAGAAAAATAAATAAAGGCGAAATTAAGATTGCAATAAACGACATTTTCGCTCAATCATCAATATATTATCAAAAAACAAAAGGCGATTTAATTAAAACAAACAACGAACAAACAATTTCATTAACTATTAATTTCAATTTATGAAAAAATTATTAGGACTTATTTTAGTATTAGCATTATTTAGCTGCAAGAAAGAATTAGGTGGTGGTGAAGGACCAATCAATGTACCTTCAACTACAACATTGGTTGGTAATATTAACACAACAACCACATTAACATCAGACAAAGTTTGGACATTAAAAGGTTATGTTTATGTAACCGACGGTGCTAAACTTATCATCCAACCTGGAACCACTATTATAAGTGATATTGCTGAGAAGGGTGCTTTGTGTATTGAAAGAGGAGCTCAAATTATAGCTGAAGGTACAGCTGCAAAACCAATTATATTCACCTCAGGCAAAAACGCTGGAGAGAGGTCTCCTGGTGATTGGGGTGGTATTGTAATTTTAGGCCGTGCCAAAACTAATAGATCATCAGAACCAACTATTGAAGGTGGTATTGGTCGTCCCTATGGTGGTACAAATGATGCTGATAACAGCGGAGTATTAAAGTATGTTCGTATTGAATATGCTGGTATTGCTGCATTACCTAATTCAGAAATTAATGCCTTGACATTAGGAGCTGTAGGTAGTGGTACTGTAATTGAACATGTTCAAACAGTATATGCTAACGACGATGCATTTGAATTTTTTGGTGGAACTGTATCTCCTAAAAATATATATGCATTTGCAACCGCGGATGATGATTATGATTTTGATTTCGGTTATACTGGAACTGTAACAAACGGTGTATCAAAGCGTGATCCTCAATTCGTAGATAATGGCGATGCCGGTAACGGTGTAGAATGTGATAATGATGGTACTGGCTCACCTGCAACACCATTTACACATCCTAAATTAATAGGTATGGTATTGGTTGGGCCATTTGATGCTGCTTCATTAGCAAACCATAATTTAGGTTTAAGATGGAGACGTGCAACACAATTCACAATGACTAATTCTAAAATATTAGGATATATGAAGGGTGGATTTAGTATTGAATCAAATGAAACCGCTCAATCTTACAAAGATGGTATTTCTAAATTTCAAAATAATGAAATTCAATCATTTGACCCATTACAAAATTTTAGATCTACTTCTACTGTATTTATAGCTGCGGATATGAAAACAAAGTCGTTAGGTGAAGGCAATAAAGAAGTAAACTACACTAAATTAGAAATGGAAACTTTAGCAAAACCATCATGGATTAATGGATGGACTCGTTTTCCGTCTAAAGGACAATAATGAATCAACAATTAACCATAGTAATTCCTTGCAAAAATGAAGGTAAAGGAATAATTGATGTGTTAAAATTGATTTTATCTCAAATTGATTGCAAAATAATAATAGCGGATTCCTCAACTGAGGAATCTTCTATTTTATTATTAAAAAAATATCAATCAATATGTAAAAATATAGAAATAATTGAGGGTGGATTACCTGCTATTGCTCGCAATAATGGAGCTAAACTAGTAACAACACCTCATATCTTATTCCTAGATGCCGACATATACCCAGAACAAGATACGATTAAAAAATGTATTAGAGCTGCTATTAAAGGCAAATATGATTTAGTTACTTGTAAATTTAAAACAGATAAAGGGTATAATTGGTTATATAGAGCCTTTGATGTATTTCAATGGTATAGTTCAAAAACAAAACCATTTGCTTTAGGTGGCTTTATGTTATTTAAAACAGAAATCTTTAATAAATTAGAAGGATTTAATGAAAAAGATAAAATTGCCGAGGATTATCACCTCAGCTCCAAAATTAAACCTAACCGTTTTAAAATCACAAACGATTTCGTTTATACTTCAAGTAGAAGATTTAGTAAAAAAGGTGTATGGTATATGATTGTATTAGCTTGGAAATCATGGCTAAACAGAAATAATGATGAGTTTTTTAAACAAGATTTTAATTATTGGAAATGAAAAATTACAAAGCAATAATAGTTTCTGATTTACATTTAGGTACTAAAGATTCTAAAGCTGAAGAATTTTTAGAATTTATAGATAAACACCCAACAGATCTTTTAATATTAAACGGTGATATTATTGATGGTTGGGCTTTAAATAGAGGATCAAAATGGAAAAAACAACACACTAAAGTACTAGGTAAAATATTAAAATTATCTAATAAAATACAAGTAATTTGGATTAGAGGTAATCATGATGAATTTTTACAAGAATTTATAGGTAATAATTTTGGTGGTATAGAATTTAGAGAAGATTATAAAATTGAATATGCTGAACATATTGAATATGATAATTGGGAAAGAAGATGTTATTATGTTTTTCATGGTGATGTAATTGATGTGTTTATAACAAAATATACATGGTTATCTAAATTAGGAGCTATTGGCTACGATTTTGCCTTAACTTTAAATCGTTGGTATAACAAATATCGCAAATGGTATAAATTACCTTACCAATCAATATCCCAAAAAATAAAAAGTAGTGTTAAAACAGCTACTAATTACGTCAATGATTTTGAAACTACAGCATTAAAAATGGCTGAAAAGAAAGGATGTGATGGTGTTATGTGTGGCCATATCCACCAACCAGAAGATCGTATAATAAATGGTAAAAGATATCTTAATAGTGGTGATTGGGTAGAAAATATGAGTGCAATACTTATCGACACACACGGAAAAATTCACATTTATAATAATTAAGTCATGTACAAAATCGTAGATTTACTATTTAATTTTAACACAGGTAAAAAAATTAATCTTGAAAGAGATATAGCTTGGGGCTTTATTGCGTTTTTTCTAATTTTTGCTTTAGTTAAATTAACTGCATAATTAAAACAACCAATATTTATAGGTAGCTTGGACTGTCCATGCTACCTATTTATGTTTAATTATGATCAAATTACTCAACCTAGCTAAGCAGATATTAAAAGAAGGTGGTAACGTATTCGGTACTACTGATTCAATTGAAAAAGATAACATTGAACCTACAATTGAAAAATTTGTAGAGCAATTATCTAAAATATTCCCTGCTAAAGCATCTACATTTACCTCATTTGAAAAATTAGGATCAGCCGGTAAGAAAAATGTATCGGGTGATATTGATTTATCATACGATATTAAAAATATATTTCCTGGTGGTAAACCCGACTTTAAAGGTTGGGGTGTAGATGAAAGTAAATATAACGACTTATTAGCACAATTTACTAAGAAAGCCAGAACAGCATCACCTGAGAAACTTCAGTTACGTGCTATGATTGTATTAATTGGAGATAAAATTAACGATGCTTTACCTGATGTTGAAGTAGATCTTAAAGCATCTGGTGCTGGTTCTATATTTTGTGCTGTTCCTCAGTACGGACCTAACGGTGAAAAAGTAGGTAAAGCAGTTCAAACCGACATTAACGTAGGTAATCCTGAATGGCTACGTTTTAGTTATTATTCTCAATCATATGAAGGTAATGTTAAAGGTTTACACCGTACACAGTTAATGTTAGCTTTATTTGCTAATAAAGGTAAATCATTTGGTCATACTACAGGCGTAATTGATAAAGAAACAGGTGAAAAAGAAGCATCTAATCCTAAAGAAGCTATTGCTTTATTAAATCAATTATATGGCTTTAATTTAACTCAAGATATTCTAGATGATTATTTTAAGTTAGAAGATTTTATGAGGAAAAATATATCTAAAGAAGAATATAATTCTATTATGGATAGATACCTTAAAATACTTGACTCAACTCGAGCAGACATACCAGATAATTTACAAAAATACTGGGTTGATAATCAAGATAGATTAGGATTAAAAGGTAAATTCTTACCGGATAATTCTAAATTAATTCCTTACCAAAAAGAAAAAGCCTAATGTCTGGATCAGCAGGTGGAAATAGAATTACTAGAGAATCGGTTGCTAAAACCGTTGACTCCTATATTAACAGGATATTAAAAAAATTTCCTGCTTTTAAAAGCGCCAAAGTTTCAGGCTCATATAACACAAGCGCTAAAGAAGACTTTGGTGATATTGATTTAATTGTTAATCTAGAATCAGAGGATAAAAAAGGGGTTAAAGTAAACTTAGCTAAATTTCTATCATCATTATCAGACGATGTTATTGTTCCTTTTAAAAGTGAAAAATATAAAGGTAAAAAATACCTAAACACAGGTGAGATAGTTACTATACTATATCCTATAGAAGGCCAATCAGGCGAATATGTTCAAATAGATAATATTGTTTCTGTAAGTGATGATGAGGCTGAATTCAAGAAAGAATTTTTAGATTATCCTGCTGAAATACAAGGATTATTATTAGGATTAGCTAAAGTTATATGTTTAGAAGAAGATCCTAAATCAATATTTGCTCGTATGGGTATTAATAACATACCTGAACTTGAGGTAAATCAAGAATATGAATTTAATTTATCAAGCGCTGGATTGACACTACGTATCGTAACATTAGATAACTTTAAAGAAACTGATCGTACCGAAGTATGGAAAACTAGCAACTGGTCCAACATCAAGCGGCTATTTACCAACTACAAAATAGACGGTAGCTTCGAAGATCTATTAAATGATATATCATCTAAGGTAAAAAACCCACGCTCAAAAAATCGCATTAAAGGCATTTTTAATTCGATGGTATCTATTAAAAGTGGTGAAGTAGGTACACCTAAAGGCGATAATAAACAAAAATCATTAGATAAAGTGAATAATACATTAAGCGAAACAAATTTAGGCAGATACCTTGTATCATTACTATTAGAGCAAGACCAACCAACAATAGCATTATTCCCAGGTAAATTCAAACCACCACATAAAGGGCACTTTAGTGTAGTAAAACAACTACTTAATAAAGCAGATCAAGTAGTAGTATTAATTTCACCTAAAATACACGATGGCATTTCACCTGATGAAAGTGTTGCTGCTTGGGAATTATACAAAGATCAATTAGTAGATGGTAATAAAGTTGAATTAAGAGTATCGGCTGTTACACCTGTTAGAGATGTGTATGATTTTGTAGAAAATAATCCTGAATTAACAGTATATGCTGCTTATGGTAAAGGTGAAGAGAGTAGATATAAAAATTTAAGTAAGTATCCAAACGCAAAAATATTTGATGCTGGTAATTTTGGTGGTTTAAATGCTACTGATCTTAGAAAAGCAATAAGAGATGGTAATGAAGAAGAAATTAAAAAATTCTTACCTGATGGAGTTGAAGTAGCTGATTTTCTACTAGCAATGGGTAAAAAGGCTAAAGAAGAACCTAAACCACAACCATCTCCACAACCCGAACCGCAACCTGAAACACCTCCTGCAGCTCCTGTAGCTGAAAGAAAATACCAGAATCAAGACGACATGTTTGCTGATTATGTTTTATCTAAAGAGGCAGATGTTGAAGATACAGCTCAAGTATTCAATATACCTATCCCAGATGTAAGGTATGCATTTACAGTAGGTAATATGGTAGTATTATCTGATGATATTTGGAATAAATTAGAAAATAAAAACCATGAAGATGCAGATAGTGAAATTAGTGGTCCTCCTATGATTTTAAATTATGATACAGATAGATATTATTTGACATATGGTAGTCGTATATTAGCTGATTATAAAAAATTAAATAAAATACCTAAAGTATTACTGGGTGTTTTAGATTTGGAAGGCCCTAAACCATGGCCTTTAAAAGAATATTCCGATAAAATTGTTAATCAATTAGTTGATAAATTTAAGCAGGAAAAACCTAATCTAGGAGTTGATATTATCAAAGCATATATTAATCGCTTTAGTCAAATTAAAAATAATCCTAGAGTAACTGAAAAAGATATTACTAAATATAATTGGAAAGACCTAGAAACTACAGTTGATGCTAATCAACCAAAACGCATCAAGGCAGGTAAAATAAACGATGGTGAACCTAGTAAAGATGCTAATTTAGTTTATAATCAAAATGGATTAAGAATATATGTAGGTAAAACTAAAAACGCTTGTATTAAATACGGCAATGGATATTCATTCTGTATCTCAGCTCGTGGTGATGATAATATGTATTATGACTACAGATATGAACAACAAGGAACACCATACTTTGTGTTTGATGATGAAAAATCATCTGAACAAGATAAAAATGGAGATTTTATAGATCCAACTCATTTATTAGTAGTATTTGTACATGAACATCCTGAATTAGCCGATGATGACGACGATGATGAAACCAGATATATTAGATATAGTAATGAACCTAGCTACACTGTAACTACAGCAGATAATCCTGGTGAAAGTAATTATTCAAATTTCCAATCAATAGAATCTGTTTACCCTGAACTGAAAGGGCTAGAAGATATATTTAAGCCTGTAGAAGTAGATCCAAAAGAAAAAGCAGAATATAATCTTGATAGAAAGTACGATGCTTTATTAGGTTCTATTAATGAAAGTTACGGTAATAGGAATGATAGAAATTATCAAGAAGGATTCTGGGAAAGATATAATTTTGGAAGTATTAAGTGGGCTAATAAACTTATTGATGAGTTTATAAATGATAAAGTAGAAGTATATCGTTTTAGTGGAAGACTTAAACCTGGAGCAGAAGGTGATTATATAACAAATACCGTAAATCAAGACAGACTTGTAAAAGTGGGAGGTAAAATAAGTGTAGAAGATCAAAAGAGAAGTTTTATAGAAGAAATAATAATACCACTTTCATATGATGGAAATGCTAAAAACCTTAATATTATAGATGAGTGGGACGTAACATATAAAAAAACAAACACCTCAGATCCTTTATTTAAAAAATATCTTGAAGAAATTAAACAATTAGTAGATAAATATAGAAATGATTTGTCTAAACTAAGGTTAATGAAAGAAGGTTTAGAACGCAAAACCAAACTAAACGAAAGCGAAACAGCTACTATAGGTGAATTTATAAAATATGCGATCAAAAACTTGGAAATACAAAAACCTCCACGTAACTTAACCTTCTCATACGATAATGCGACTGCTAAGGAGAAAAGGAGTTTTGGTTATTTTGATCCGAATGCTAATAAGATATGGGTGTATTGCGGAAATAGAAACATGGCTGATATTTTAAGAACACTAGCACATGAATTAGTACACCGTAAGCAAGACGAAGAAGGACGCATTAATTACGAAAGTGGAAAAACAGGAAGTGATATAGAAAACGAAGCAAACGCTAAAGCAGGAATCTTATTAAGAGATTTTGGCAAACAACATAAAGAAATATACCAATAAGTTATGAGTGAATCAATGTTACAGCGCGAATTTAAAGGTAAAGATGTGCAAAGAATGCGCAACATCATTACTAAAGACTATACAGCCAAAACAACTACCCAAATTGGCTATTCTAAAACCCAGACTGACCATAAAGAGGGTGATATATGGGATGAGAATGGTAAACAATGGACTATTAAAAACGGCATTAAACAAACGGTTACGCGCTTCGATAAATTAAAAGAATCTATCCATCTACCATTAACTTGTCCTAATTGTAACAAGGCAATGCGCGGCGATAGACTGAATAAAAAAATGTGGCCTATCCACAAAATGTGTTTTGATTGTGTTATATCAATGGAAACCCAACTTAAAATTACAGGCCAGTATGAAGAGTATGCACGTGGTTTAGTAACGGGTGGTGTTAAAGCCCATATTAAAGATTTAGAAGATGTTATGTTAGAATTAGCACTAAGCGACAATAATGAAAGTTTTGTTACTGAAGCCGGCGATGTTGAAAAATGGGCTGGTAAGGGTGTAGACAAGCAAAAAATCACCACAGAACTACAGGAGTACATACAGAAACTTAAAGAGCATATTGGTTCTTAATATTTATAGGTAATGATTTACTAATCAAATTAACCTACTAAATATAATGGAAAATAGCAACTTGTGGTCAGTACTAGTTACTGCAATAACAGTTTTAGGAGGCACTACCGCTTTTAGATATTATGAAAAAAGAGCAATGCGCCGAGAACAAGATGACGATTTTATTCGTCACGATTGCAAAGATCGTATCTCTAAATTAGAAGCATTATTAGAAGCATCCTCTAAAGAAAAAGATGATTTACGAAATCTAGTATTAAAACTCACTTCAGAAGTAGCTGAATTACGTGTTAAGGTTGATTTCCTTACCCAAGAAAATACCAAACTAAAAAAATAACCAGCTATGAATTCTCTAGTAACACCAAGTCCTATATTAGGCCAATTTATTTCAACCCTATTTGCATCCAGAACACAAGCACACGTATTTCATCTTCAAACAAATTCATTTGCTGCTCATAAAGCATTAAATGAATATTATGATGAAATTATTGGTCGTGCTGATGGTATTGCCGAATCAGTACAAGGTAAATATGGTATTATCACTGGCTATAGTAATATTGATTTATTAGAAGGTAATGATTGTAATGAAGTAATTAAATACTTTACAGCATTAGAAATGTATGTTGAAAGAGCTCGTCAAACAATGCCACAAGATTCATATATTCAAAATCAAATTGATGAAGTAGTAGCACTAATTGTTAGTACTATATATAAATTAAAATTCCTTAAATAATGTATAGTCTAATCGAATTACTTAAACTTCAAGAAGGCAAAGCAGAATATCCAGCAGACCATAAACCAGGAATGCGTGTAACTAAAGGTGGCTCTATGTGTGCCAACTGTGAATATTGGGTTGAAAAAGGTAATTTATGCAATAACAAATACTGGTTGCAGTGGCACGATGGTGATGCTAAAATACCTGTTGCTGCTGATGAGTATTGTTGTAATTGGTGGCACGCAAAATAAATAATATGATTAAACTATTAGATATATTAAATGAAGATATTATAAATGGTGAAATTGAATGTGAGAAGTGTGGTTGGAAGTGGAAAGTAGTAGATGGAGGACAAGAGCCTTATATTTGTCATAAGTGTGATCACGACAACAGCAATCAAATAGAAGAATACGACGTTGAAAATGCTGATGATATAAGAGAATTTGTTGAATTTATGGAATCATATCAACAAGAACTTAACGAAGCTGATTGTGATTGTTTATTAGAAGCCAAGTATCAAGGTCGCACAGTACCACTAGGTAAACCAATGCGCGGTGACAGTAAGAAATTTAAAGTATATGTTAAAAATCCTAAAACAGGTAAAGTTGTAAAAGTAAACTTTGGTGCTAAGGGAATGAATATAAAGAAAAATAATCCTAAACGCCGTTCAGCATTTAGAGCAAGACATAACTGTGCTAACCCAGGACCACGTACTAAAGCAAGATATTGGTCTTGTAGAAAATGGTAATATGATAAAACTAACTGAAATATTAGACGAAATATTATTTGAAAAAAAGCTATGCCCTAAAGGTAGAGCCTATTATAATCGTCGTAAAGCTGCTGGTGAAAAACCTTCGGCTTATCTTTCTGGTCGTGCTGTTAAAGTGTGTAAAGGATTGATGGAAGAAGATGATTTAGATATGCATGAATCATTACGTGATTGGTTTAAAAAAGAAGATTGGGTTCGTATCGACACAGCAGGTAATATAACTGGTCCTTGTGGTACAATGAAAAAAGGTAATAAAACAACTCGTTGTTTACCTCGTGCTAAAGCTAACAGCTTATCTAAAGAAGAACGTGCTGCTACATCAAAGAAAAAAGCAGCATCAGATAAACAATTTGTACCTAATACTAAAAAAGCAAAAGTAAAATTGAATAAATAATGAGATCAATAGATAAATTCATATTACACGTTGTTCATAATTTATTTCCTCTAAATGAATACTCAGAAAAGGAAATAAATAGACTAATGACTCAGTTTAAAGAGGAAGCTGAAGATCTAAACATTCAGGTTAGTGATGAACAATTAAGAAAATATATTGAACGTTTTAATATTTTAAAGAATTCACCTAAAATAACAGATAAAGATTTACGTAAATATTCTTTATCTAAATTAATTAAAATAGTTACAGCATCTCCAGGAGCTGAGGTAGATAATGAAGATGAAGAAGATAGTACCCCCGATATGGTATATCGTGAAGGTGATATTACTATATGGAATGGTGCTAAACAAGGTAATTGTATTACCTATGGAGCTGGTCAACCAATGCAAGGGGGTAGTAGATGGTGTATTACTCAACCTGGAGGGAGTTATTTTGGAAGATATAGATATGGATCTGACTATAGGTATCCAACATTTTATTTAGCTAAAAATGACGCCTTACCCGATAGTGATAAATTAAGTTTTGTTGCATTGCAAGTATTAGATAATGGTGAATATAAATTCACCAATAGAGCTAACAGTCCCGGAATGGAAGGTCCATTTAGTTGGGAAGAATTAAATAGGCGTGTTCCTTGGTTAAGTAGTATTCCTAATTTAAAAAATATTTTAAAATACATTCCTTTTTCTAAATCTGAAAAAGAAAGTGAAGTTTTTAAAAACAATCCTATTAGTATTAAACAATGGATAAAAGAACCATTTAGTACTAAAAAACAATATTTACTAATTAGAGCAGGAACATCTCAATTATTTAGTGATATATCTAATGATCTTTTTATTTCAAAATATCTCCCTCAATATCCACAGATTGCTACAGTAATAGCAGGAACTACTGGGATTATTGATGTTGAGCGTTTAATACCCCAATTAGATAAATTTTCAAAACAAGATCAAATATCTATTGCTAAACAAATAAGAAATAAATTTAAATTAAGTATCTTTAACCAAGATATACCCTTTGATCTTAAAAAATTCCTTGTAAAGACAGATAAAATTGGTCTTGAGTCAAATCAAAGAATATATGTAACTAAAGATAATCAATCTATTGTTTTATTAACATTAGGTGATAATATTAAAGTAGGGTTGTATACTGAAGATGATGAATATCCTAATATTAAATTAAATAAACGTACTGCAAAATATCTACTTGAATATCCTGAATTAGATAAAATACCATTTAAAATTCTAATTGACCTAGTCTCAGAAGACGTTATTGATAAAACTTTAGTTGACAAAGTAATTGAAAATGCTAAAAATGACCCTAACTCAGCTATTATAGTTAAAGATATAGATGGTACTGATATATTATTGGATTCAAATGCATTTGTATCATATAAAATTGAAAATGGAAAAATAACTAAAATACCATTTAATAGTGAAGAGGTACAACAAGTATTTAATGATTCAAAAGATAATGAAGGTCTTCAAAATAACGTTATAGGAATGTTAGATCAACAATCTATTCCTGAAACAGTAGATAGAGATGGATTATTATCTGTTGTAAAAGCTATACCATATAGTAAAAGAATAACACCTGATGGTCGTATAGTAATAACATCGGATGATCCTAATATTTCTATGTTTAGTTTAGATCCAAACAGTATAAATAATTTAAGACCTAGCTATACATGGGGTGATGTAAATGGTAACTGGAGAAGAAGAGGTAGTGGTGATTATATAGATAGTATACCTGCCTGGCAATCATATTTTACATATTTAAGAAGTATAAATAGAAGTTATAATAGCAACGAATTACTTAGAATATTAAAAACAGATACATATGGTGCAAGAGGTAAAGTAGCTAAAAAAGCATTTATTAGAGCTAATCCTCCAATAACAGATGATAACATATATCGTCCTGTAATGAATGGAGATACTGCTTTACTTGTTAATTTACAAAATCCAAGAGAAAGCTTTAAAATATCAGATACATCAGGTAAACTACTGAAAGCAAACGTACCTTCATCTTTAGCAAGACAATTAACAGGACAAGGCCAACCAGCTGCTGCCGCTGCTGCTCCTGCAGCTGGAAGAAGAGGTAGACCGGCAGGTCAACCAAATGCTCCTCAACCTGCAGCAGCACCTGCCGCTGCCGGTAATACAAATGTAGGAGCATATATGCAAGCAGCAGGAATAATGAATGGATTTATGGATTTACCTCGTACTATTCTTCGTAAATTAAATGTTAATAATGCTAGGGGTGTTTCTACAGCAAATAATAGAGGAGCGTCTCGTCGTCAAAACATATTAGGGAATGCTGGTCGAGTTATAAGCTCAGTAGAAGTAGGATCTAGCACAATATACCTTATACGTCTACCAAATGGAAGCTCAATTGCTTCAGTTGTAGTACAACCAGGTAATGGTCATTATCTTATTACTCCTCAATCAGCATACCAACTAGAATCCCCATCCCAGCTATTATCTGCATTACAACAACGTAATTTGGCAGAAATTCATCAGTACCTTGTAAATGAGTACATGGAGCGCAATCCTGAACAATTAACTGAATTTAAAGAATTATTACGTAAACATATAAACGAAAAAAAGAAATAAAATGAAAGTACAAGATCTTAAAAAAATAATCCGTGAGATTGTAGATAAAGTATTAGCTGAAAACGCTCCTGCCCCTAGCAAACCAAAACCATCTCCAGGACCTGCAGTAGCACCTGGCAAACCAAGTACAGACAAGCCAAAACCTCGTCGTCCATTAGGTAATCCTGATGTTAAGCCTGGTCCAAAAGCAATGAACGAAGAGGAAATGCTTAAAAAAATAGTAGCACGCTTTAAATCTAAAAAATAATGGCACGTTTATTAGAAGTAGATTACGAGAAAATATTCTCACCTCAAACAATGACTGCTTTAAAAGGCAAATCAGGTGAATCATTACGCCAGATGTTAGGTGATAAAAATCTAATGCAAGCTTTAACTAAATCTAAAGCAATATTAGATGAAATAATTGAGGCTGAAGATGGATATCGTGATGAACTTGAAATGGTAGCTGCTCAAATGGTAACTGATGCTTACCCAATTATTGACTATGCAAATATCAAAATCGATGCTAAAATAGTTGGATTAGGTGATTTAGATATCCAACCAAGTCAAGGTGAAGTAAGTCTAAACAATATGCCTGCTGAAGCTGAAAAAGCAAAACGCCGCATTATCAATGGCATCACGCAAGGAGCATCAATTAGAGGTGCTTTTGGCTTTATGCTATTTAGAGAATATATTAATGATATTAACCCAGCATTAATAGACAAATACAGTGAAATATTAAAATTAGCATTTGGTATTTACGATGATGAAAATGCTATTGCAATGATGTTAGCTGCATTAGCACAAGGTGCTAAAATGCAAGGCGGTGAAAGTGAAATGGAATATGATGAGGAAAATGAGCAATTCGTTATTAAAGCTAAAGCGATTTGCTTTCCAATGTTAGTACATGAAATTGTAAAAGGATTATACGAGATTGTAGGTACAGAAGGCTTTGGTGCTGATAAGGAAAAAAACCAAGCTATCGTAGGTGCTGTAGATAAATTATCAAATGAACCTCGTGATTTACAATATGGCAAATTCATATATGATGCTATCAGTAAGATATATAATGAATCAAATATAGACGATGCTCGCGTTCGTGAATTATTTTTTGCTGAAGTATATAAATTGATTGATGATGAATTTTTTCCATTCATTGAAAATGCAATCAATGGTGAATTAAAACCCCTCCAACGTAAATGGGCAATGGATACAATGCGCGACATTGATCGTGACTTGAAGAAAGACGACACCGGCCTATCCGATCTAGATGAAACCCTATAATATTTATACACATAAACACGACAAAAACAAAATCATGAATATCACAGAAGTACGTAACGTTGTTCGCCTAGTAATTGCTGAAGCAATGGAAAAAGGCGGATTGCCTAAAAGCGGTGGAAAATTAGTACACCTTAAGAAAGAATTAGCTGGTTTAAAGAAAATGAAAGAATCTTTAGGTTCTTATACTATTAACGAAGGTGGTGATGGTCAATTCGTAGCTGAATATGCTCATATGCAAAAATTCGTTACTGAATTAGAAAAAATTAAAATGGCTCATGCTAAATTATCTGAAATGTTAGATAATCAAATTAGCGAAGTTGAAGGTAAGGTATCATCTGAAACTGAAAAAGTTAAAGAAATAATGGGTCTTATCGAAAAAGCTAAAAAACCAGCTGTTGGTAAAAAAGCTAATAAAAAAGCTGATAAGAAAGAAGAGCCTAAAAAAGACGAAAAGAAAGAAGAGCCTAAAGAAGAACCTAAAGCCGAAAAACCTGCTCCTAAAAAAGCAAACGCTAAAAAATAGTCACATATGATTAAGCTACTTGATCTTATTACTGAACGTGATCTATCTTCTAAAGAAGAAAAAATAGTTAAAGCATTAAAGAAAACAGGCAAATTCAAAAAGAATGATCCTGCAATGTATGCTATTGCTGCTTCTAAAGCTGAAGGACTAGACCCCGTAGGTAAAGAAGATGATGATATAAATAACGATGGTAAAGTAGATAAGACCGATAAATACTTAATTAATCGTCGTAAAGCAGTAGCTGCTAATATGAAAGAAAATCATTTAAGTTGGCCTCCAACTCGAGATCATGAAGCAACAATGGCTAAAAGTGAATTAAGAGATATGGTTAATAATGCTGCTAAAATATATCAAATAGTTCAACCTAACCAACAATTACCAGGTTGGGTATCAGCATATATTACCTTAGCTTCAGACTATATGCATAGCATAGCTGAATACTTAACTGAAGAAGAAATTCAATATAGCCAAAATCCAGATAGTGAATAAACAACTCTTACTAGAGAAATATATTAAAGTAGCTGTTCGTAAAGCCCTTAAAGAAGAGGAAGCAAAACAACAGCGCGCCACGAAAGCGATGTATTTAGTATATCGCTTTCCTGGTTTAAAGAAAACGATGATAGACTTAATGTCACCATCATTTGGTCGTTTTATTCAAGACGTTAGTTTAGTAGCTCCTAAACCAACTACATTTAACATTAAATTGATTAATGATCAAGAATTTTATGTTACATATGATGGTAGAAAAAATTGGACATCAAAAATATCTGGTAAAAGATATAACATGCAAGAATTAAGTGAAATTGAAAGAGGATCTCAAGCAATAGCTGACTTATTAGAATTAAGTTATGCTTTGGATGAAAAAGTAGAAGTTGGAGGAGCTGAAAAAACTGATGCAGGAGTAGAAGCCTTTACTGCTGCCGCAGGCGCTCCTGAAACAGCACTACCAGCAGAAGAACCAGCCCCAGCACCTGAAGAAGAAACCCCACCAGCAGAAGCATAATATGGAAGTTATAGATAAAATATTAAGTGAGTGGTCATTTCGTTGCCACGATGGGATTGTTGATATTAATAATCCTGTTAAATTATCTATATTAGATGAAGTTTTGGAAGAATATAATATGCTATCATTTAAAGAAGGAAGAAAACTGTCTGTTACAAAACAAGCTATAGAAACTATTTTAAATTCTAAATATAAAGATCAATTTGTTCCTAAATCAACTCCTGGGAGAATTGGCAGCAAAACAGTTAAATCAGATGAATTTGAAAAAATTATCAGTGATATTTTTAAAATATCTAAAGATGAAATTATAATTTATCCTCCTTCTCAATCCCCCAATAAATCTAGACAATTTAATTTATTTCAATTTCCAACAGATCAAGGCACTGCTGATATAATATTATCTGGAGGTCCAAAAAGTGAAACTTCAGAAAGACAAGAAAGAGGTTTAGTAAATGCAATAAATTCAGTACCTGGAATAAAAAATATCATATCTGAAAATGGTATTATAATTAAAGACGTAATTGAGGCTAAAAAAATAGAAGGTAAAAATCAATTAGGATCAGAACCATATGCTGATATTGCTTTAATAATTTCTGGAAAAGAAGAACCTATATTAATATCTGCTAAAGGTAATTTAGCTTTTAGTTTAGCTGGGGGAGGATTAAAAGGTATTTCTTCATTAGCTAAATCTGATGATAGAATGAAGAATTTTATAAAAAATTTATATACAAAAGCATATTCTTTTTATAAAGAAATAATAGATAAAAATAATCTTCAAGATAAAAATCTATACAAAAATAAACTAATCCCTGATGTATCTGCACAAATCCCAGACACTATAATTAAAGATATTATAGTAGGCACTCCTGAAATGGGAGGACCTATAGAATATTATTATATAGGAGATATGGATGTAAAGTTTGATGTAGATGAAGATACAATTTATTTATTAAACGGTGATTTAGAACCTGTAGAAGAATTTATTAAAGATGAAATTTTTTATGCTAATATTATAAAAAGAGATGGGGATATATATTTCACTGACTCAAAACATACTGTAAATGATATTGAGCTTCCTAAAATTTTTACAAAAAAAGAAGGATCAAATTCATCTCAAGCTAGATTTATCATATCTCAAAAAGTTAGAGGCACAGAATTACCTATAGATATAGAAAATAACATATAGAACAGATTTATAGCCTGTTCGCTCGTAAGAGATAAAATATTGGAGCTGTAGCCCACCCTAAAGGTGGGCTTTCTCTATTTTAGGCAAAATAAATTTATTATATTTACATATTCAATTTAATTTAATTATGAGAAATTATCAAAATGCAATTAGAGGATGGCATAACATGGTTAATAACGCTACTCCCTCCGAAAGTAAAATTAAAACTGCTACTCCACCACTAGAACAATCTCCTGTTGAACAACAAGTACCAACACACAATAAAATTGTTATTGTTGGTGCTGGTGTATCAACACAATATGGTGTACTACACTTATTAAAAAATGGATATGACCCAAAATGTATTACTATTATAGATAAAGGTAATGGTATTCACACTAGACAACCTGAAGAGGTAATGACAGGAGCTGGTGGGGCAGGAACATGGAGTGATTTTAAAGTAATTCCATCATTTAAACAAGGTGGATTATTTTTTCCTCATTACTGCCAAGATGAAGAGTATGCAGATAGATTATCTAAACAGCTATATGATTATATAGTTGAATATCATCCTGATCCTTCTAAAATAATGTATACTAAACCTGTAGAAGAACCTCAATATATTAAAGATTCACCTTTTGAATTAAGACAATCACCTTGCTATCACCTTGGAACAGATTATGGTCAACAGCAAGTTAAAAATATATTTCAATATTTTGAACAATGTGGTGTGAATCAAATATACAATGCTGAAGTTTTAAGTATCAATTTTGAAAGAAATACAATAACCTATTCGTACAGAGAACACCTTGAAACTTTCTACAATGAAATATATGGAGATAAAATAATTATAGGAACTGGTAAGTCAGGTATGGATTTACTTACTAAATTAATTAAAGAAAATAGCTTAGATACTATATCTAAACCAGCTCAATTTGGAGTACGATATGAAACTGATGGTAAATATTTTGAAGAATTAAATAAAATAGCTTACGATTTTAAATTATATAAAAAATTTGGTGAAGATAGTGCTCGATCCTTCTGTACAAACAACTTTGCAGCATTTGTAGCTGAAGAGGAGACATACAGCATGAAATCATATAATGGTCATGCTCATAAAGATAAAGAAAAATATAATGGTTTAACTAATTTTGGTATATTATTAGAAGCAAGAGGTATTGAGGATCCATTTGAATTTAGTAAATCTTTAGTTCAATTTTTCCAAAGTAATGGTAAAGCATCATATTATTCCCCAATAAGTAGAAAACCGTCTTTAACTGATCAAGGTAATAAAGTACCAGGGTATAAAGTATCATTAGATAAATTTAAAGAAGGATTTGGTAAATATGCTGATTATATTTTAGAATTTATAGATGATTTAAATAAAACATTTGGTATAAATAATGATTATATATTTTATTGTCCTGAAGTAAAATTTCTAACAAATGAGATATTATTAAATAAATCTAATCTTTCTTTACCTCAATACCCAAATATATACTTACAGGGAGATGCAGCTGGAGCAAGGGGTATTTATATATCGGCTTTACATGGATTATATATTGCAGAAAACTTATTAAAGTAATATTTAATGGGTATTGGACTGATGGGATTTTTATATATTTATTGGCATGACAAATATATATATTTTAGAAAAAAATGGAGTCCCGTTTTATGTAGGTAAAGCAAATGATATAATAAGACGAAAACATAAACATCATCAAACATACGGAAACGATATAATATTAACTGTTATTGATAAAGTAATAGATTGGAAATACTGGGAGGAATATTGGATTGAACAATTTAAAGCGTGGGGGTTTACTTTATTAAATCAAAATAAAGGCGGGGGTGGTCCTGAACAATATACTGAAGAACAAAAACAAAAGATGAGAAAACCTCGTAAAGAAGGAACTGGAGCTAAGATTAGTAAAATATTAAAAGGTAACCACACACAATATTATACTGAAAGTGTAAGACAAAAAATAAGTAAAGGTAATAAAATACCAAAACCATTCTCAGACGAACATAAACAAAATATGGGTATAGCAAAACGTAAACAAGCTACACCTGTATTACAGTATGATTTAAATGATAATTTGATTATAGAATGGGAAAGTAAAGGCCAAGCAGCTAAGTGGATAAAAGAACAAACAGGTAAAACAAGTAATATAACTTCACAAATAAAGGATTGTATCTTGGGTAGACAAAAAACCGCTTATGGCTTTAAATGGAAATATAAACTTTAAAATAAAACAAAATGTCAGAAGTAAAGAAAATGAAGTCAGCTGATGGTAGTATTATTTACCACCTAAACGGCAAAATGCATAATTGGGAAGGGCCAGCTTTGATACCACAAGGTAATAAACGTTTAGCTGAATATTATCTATTCGGAATTAAACATACTAAAGAGCAATGGGAAGAGAAGAAAAAAGACGTTAACGGGCAACCCTTCTATAAATCAGCTGCCGGAAAAGCTGCTGGAGCTAGAGTTTAAGCAAAATTAATATTATATCTTTACTATATGAAATTTACTCGTGTATATGAAGATGAAGAAACTATTGAAACATGGACTTTCGATTTAGATAAATTTAAACGAGGTCCTGTTTCTGTAGATATTAAATACAAGGCTGGAGCTGAGAAAGCATCTAAAGCACGTGCTAAGGAAGCTAAACAAATTAAGAAAACAGCACGTCAAATGAAAAAAATAAATAATAAGAATAAAAAATGAGAATAGGATTAACTGGTACGATGTCATGTGGGAAAACTACATTAGCAAAAGCATTAGGTGAGTTAGACCAATTTAAAGGTTATACTATACAAACTGAACGTAGTAAATATCTTAGCAATTTAGGTATTCCACTAAATACTGATTCTACACTACCAGGACAATTTGTATTTTTAGCTGAACGTGCTAGTGAATTATTACAGGAAAATATTATTACTGATAGAACAATTTGGGATGTGTGTTCATTTACATTATCAGCAAAATCAATTAGTGATTGGGAAAAACGTACATTTATTGAATCAGCGATGAATCTTAAAGATTATTATGATTTAGTTATTTATGTATCTCCACGTGGTGTTAGTGTAGAAGATAATGGTATTAGAACAACTGATCTAAATTATCGTATGAAAATAGATACTGTTATTAAGATGGCATTAGAAGAATATAAACCAAAACGCTTAATTAGTGTTGAAGGTACAACTGAGGAACGTATTGCGACAATTTTACAAAATCTATAATATTTATACACATAACAGATAAAAATGAAAAAAACAGACTTACATAAAATGGTTCGTGAAGCCATTCAAGAAATACTAAGCGAAGCCGACATTTCCTCTGCTGAAAAAGCAGCTAAAGATGCAGAATTAAATGCTATTAATAAAAAAATTGCTGCTTTAAATATTAAAAAAGGTGATTTAGCTTCTGGTAGAGAAGAAGTTGCTGAAGGTGAAATTGATGAATTAGCAAACGTAGCAGTACGCTATGAATTAGCTCCTGGCACTAACGCTGCTGATTTTAGTGGTAAGAAAAATCGTATTATCACTGCAATGCAAGCCACAGGCGAGCCAATGTCTAAAATAGATGTAGCTGGTGAGCTAGGATATGATAAACAAAATCCAATCAATGCTGATTTTATGGCTCTTGTGGCTTCAGGAGCAATTAATCAAGCAGGTGGACAAGCAGCACCACGTCTTAATCGCCCACAACCAGCAGTTGCTGAACCAGAAGATGGTGAAGATGTACCAGCTGGATATGAAGGACCAGAAGGTGGAATTGAAGGTGATATGAGTGATGAAGAAATTGAAGCATCATTTGCTAAAATGATGGGTAGTGGAGAAGAAGAACCTGAAGCAGGTGAAATTGAAACAGCTGATGTAGCAACAGGTAGAATGTCTGATAAAGATTATGAAGCCTTTATGCAATATACTGATTTAGAAAACCGTTTAGCTAGTGTAAAAAGTAATATTTTAAAAGCAAAACGCTCTAGACCATCTATAGGTGATATCTCAGATACACCATCTAACGAATTGCAAAATTTACGTGATCTTAAAGCTAGATTACAAACTAAAATGGATGGTTTGTTAGCAGGAAATGAATATCTTCAATCTCGTCAAGCTAAATTAAATAAAAAAGCAGCTCCTGAAGAAACAAGTGATGAAGAGCAACTAGATGAGTGGACTAAAAATAAAATGAAATATTACGCAGGAATAATAAAATAAAAATATGAAAAAATACATTTTACCTATTATTGTTATCTTACTATTTGGGTGGTTAGTAGTAAATAAAGTTGATTATTATGGTTTATCTGACCAATTTAAGGCAACACAAGATAGTTTAGTAGCTGCTGTTGATTCTTTAGTAGAAGATAACCATCAAAAGGATTTACAAATAGGTGCTTTAGAAGAATTAGATTATGATTTACAAAATCAATTAGATAAAGCTAAAGGTAAAGTTGTTGTAATTAATCATTGGGTTGATTCATCTAAAGGCAAAATTGATATTTATACTGAAAAAGAATTAATTAGTTCATTTTATAATCGCTACCCCAAAGACACAATAACTAATCCACTCCCAATAGCCCAACCAGTATTAGTTAGTGCTGCTAAAGATTTAGTAGAATTAGAAGGTGCTAAACAAATTATTGAAGTAAAGGATAGCGTTATAGTTTTAAATGAAAAAAGAATAGTTGGTAAAGACAGCACTATATCTCTTTATGTTAGCAAAGAAGTTAACTATAAGAATATAATGGTAAATCAACAAACACAAATTGCTGATTGGAAAAATCAATATAATAATCTTAAACTTCAAAATACTAAACTTAAAATCCAAGCTAAAATAGGTAAAATAGGAGCTGGTTTAGCAATAGCCGGATTAACATTTTTACTTATAAAATAGTTCTACCTTAGGAACATCCGTTTAGCATTATTAGGACCAATGCGAAAACAAAGCCTGACCCGTAAGTCAGGCTTTTTTTATATATTTATATATATGAGTATATCAACTAAAATATATCTAGTAGAAAATATAAAACCTGGTACTAATAAGGTTTACATTGGTAAAACCAAAAATGATGATAGGTTTTATGGACACCAAACTAAATACGGCCTACAGATACAATATACTATAATAGATGAAATAAATTCACTGAATCATAATGATTGGGAACCTTTAGAAACATATTGGATTGAACAATTTAGGCAATGGGGTTTTGAAGTAGTAAATAAACGAAAAAAAGGAGGAAGTGGTCCTATTTCACATACTGAAGAAACAAAGCAAAAAATCCGTAAAGGTAAAATAGGCCATGAATGTTATAACAACATAGAAAGAAATAATAAAATTAGTAAAGCACTACAAAATCATTCAAAACATTATACTGAAGATATAATTCAAAAAATGAAAAAACCAAAACCTGAAGGATTTGGAGAATTATTGAGTCAAATAAAAAAAGGCAAACCTAGACCCGATTTAAAAGGTAGAGTAAGCCCTAATAAAGGTAAAACAAAACAAAAATGAGCCAGGCAAATATTAAAGAGATAATTAAGCAAGAATACATAAAATGTTATTCGGATCCAATTCATTTTTTCCGCAAATACTGTTATATTACACACCCAATTAAGGGAAGAGTATTATTTCATCTATATCCATTCCAGGAAGATGTATTAAATGATTTTAGAAATAATCGATTTAGTATTATTAATAAATCAAGACAGCTAGGTATATCAACATTATCTGCTGGGTATTCATTGTGGACAATGCTATTTAATAAAGATAAAACAGTACTTTGTATAGCAACTAAACAAGAAACCGCTAAAGGTATGGTTGAGAAAGTACAGTTTATGTACAATAATTTACCTAGCTGGTTAAAAGGTAATCAAAAACCCGTATCAGATAATAAATTATCATTAAAACTAGCCAACAATTCCCAAATTGTAGCTACATCAGCCGCATCAGATGCAGGTCGATCTTACGCAGTATCTTTATTACTAATAGATGAGGCTGCGTTTATTGAGGGTATTGATAAAATATACACAAGTATTAAACCAACCATTGCAACTGGTGGAGGTATTATTGCGTTATCTTCTCCAAATGGGGTTGGTAATTGGTTTCATAGAATGTATGCTGAAGCTGAAATAGGTAAAAATGATTTCAAATCAATCAAACTAAGATGGAATCTACATCCCGATAGAGATGAGGCTTGGGAGCAAAGAGAAAGAACAAATATGTCACCTAGAGAATTCGCTCAGGAGTATGACTGTGACTTTCTAGGCTCAGGCAACTCAGTAATTGAACCCGATTTATTATCATTTTATGAAGAAACATTTATACAAGATCCTGTCGAGCGTCGCTTTATGGGTGGTGACTTTTGGATTTGGCAGTATCCTGATTATAGTAAGCAGTATATTGTATGTGCTGATGTTGCTCGTGGAGATAGTAGCGACTTTTCTGCTTTCCATGTCATTGATGCGACAACTTGCGAGCAGGTGGCTGAATACAAATCGCAAATTGACACTCGTACATTTGGAAACATGCTTGTTTCTGTTGCTACTGAGTATAATAATGCTTTACTCGTGGTGGAAAATGCAAATATAGGTTGGGATGTAATTAATACAATTATAGAAAAAGGATATCAAAAACTATATTATTCACCTCGTGCCTATGGTGAAATGCATATAGATAAATGGATGGATAAAATGGAAAAGGAACAAACCGTTCCTGGTTTTACTACATCTGCTAAAACAAGACCCCTTGTTGTAGCAAAAATGGAGTCGTATATTCGTGAAAAGGCTTTTACTTTTCATTCCAAACGTTTATTAGAGGAACTACGTGTGTTTATTTGGCAACACGGTAAAGCTCAAGCACAAAACGGATATAATGATGATTTAGTAATGTCTTTAGGAATTGGATTGTTTACTAGAGATACAGCAATGAAATTCTACGAACAAGGAATGGATTTAAATAGAGCAATGGTATCTAATATCACTAGAACAAGCTATGAGATGGGCCCATTGCTACCTAGTGGACAACAACATCCATATACAATGAATGACGGTCGTGGGGGATTTGAAGATGCATCATGGATATTAGGATAATAAATATTTATACATATAAATAAAACAACATAATGGCAGATAACCAACCAGGTTTATTTAATAGATTAACACGCTTATTTAGTACTGATGTAATCATCAGAAATGTAGGTGGTACTCAATTAAAGGTAATGGATGTAGATAAGATCCAAGCCTTTGGTAACGTAAAAACTAACGCACTTATAGATAGATTTACTAAACTTCATCGTTATGGCGCCAATATGCCTTATAACCCAACGATGAACTACCAAACACTTCGTATTCAGTTATACACTGACTATGAAGCAATGGATACAGACTCTATCATAGCTTCTACCCTAGATATTATCTCAGATGAGTCTACTCTTAAAAATGAAATGGGGGAAGTATTACAAATTAGAAGTGCAGACGAAAATATTCAACGTATTCTCTATAATTTATTCTACGATATTTTAAATATTGAATTTAATTTATGGTTGTGGATTAGAAATATGTGTAAATATGGTGATTTTTATTTACATATGGAAATTGCTGAGCAATTTGGTATCTACAACGTAACACCACTATCAGTATATGATATGGTTCGTGAAGAAGGACAAAATCCTGAAAATCCATCTTACGTATGTTTTAGGATTGATCCAATGGTAATCGCTGCTGGTGGTATTAGTTCACGTGTTAAAGATAGAGACGGTAAAATTAAATTTGAAAACTACGAAATAGCTCACTTTAGATTATTAACTGATGCTAACTATCTACCTTATGGTAGATCATACATTGAACCAGCTCGTAAGACATATAAGCAATATGTGTTAATGAAAGATGCAATGTTGTTGCATCGTATTACTCGTGCCCCCGAAAAACGCGTATTCACTATAAATGTTGGTAATATACCACCGCATGAAGTAGATGCATATATGCAGAAGATAATACAGAAGATGAAGAAAACTCCTTATATGGATCATCAAACTGGTGAGTATAATCTTCGTTATAATATGCAGAATATGATGGAGGATTTTTACCTTCCAACTCGTGGTAATGATACAGCAACTAAAATTGATACTCTTAAAGGATTAGAGTATGGTGGAATTGAAGACGTAGTATTCCTACGTGATGAAATGTTAGCTGCGCTTAAGATACCAAAAGCATATTTTGGATTTGAAAAAGATCTACAAGGTAAAGCTACATTAGCTGCTGAAGATATTAGATTTGCTCGTACAGTTGAACGTATTCAACGTGTAGCTTTATCTGAGCTATATAAAATGGCGTTAGTACATTTATATGTTCAAGGATATGAAGGTGAATCATTAGCTAATTTTGAATTATCATTAACTGTTCCATCAATCATCTACGAACAAGAAAAAGTAGCATTGTGGAAAGAAAAAGTTGATCTAGCTAAATCAATTCAAGATACCAACTTATTACCTTCAGATTGGATCTACGATAATGTATTCCAATTCAGTGAAGATGAATTTGATGAATATCGTGATTTAGTACTTGAAGACAAGAAACGCATATTTAGAATGGCTCAGATTGAGAACGAGGGTAATGATCCGGCTAAAACAGGTAGATCATTTGGTACACCACACGATTTAGCTTCACTATATGGTAAAGGTAGAGCAGGAATGAACGTTGATGGTCCTGTACCTCCGGGATATGATGAAAAACGTCCTATTGGTCGTCCTATAGAAAAGGCATCTATGATTAATACACAAGATGATCCATTAGGTAAAGATAGATTAGGTAGAAAAGATAATAATACAATATATACTGCTAATATACCTAGTGAAGATGGTACACCAAAAGGTGGATCACCTGTTGGATTATCTGAACTAAATAAACATAAGGGACTGTTTGAAGGTATGAATATAACTCGTAAGAAGCTAGTATTCGAAACGGAACAGGAATCTGGCCTATTAGATGAGAAAAATATTAAGGATATATAATAAATACATATTTATTGGTAGTGCACACTTTTTATTATGAAAATTAAACACAGCAAATTTAAAAACACAGGTATATTATTTGAACTATTAGTTCGCCAAATAGCATCTGATACCGTGTCTAATAAAGATTCAGCAGCAATAGGAATTGTTAGAAAATATTTTAATAAATCTGAATTAGCTAAAGAATATAAATTATATCAAGCAATAATTACCCCTAGATCTCTTAGTGAAGCTAAAGCTGAAACGTTTATTAATTCAACGTTAGAGGCTTCTTTGCGTTTGAATAAAACAGCTTTACGTAAGGAAAAATATAATATCATTAAAGAAATTCGTGATCATTATGATATTGAGGAGTTCTTTAAAGCAAAAATCAGCCATTATAAGCAATATGCGGCTGTATTTAATTTAATAGAGGCACACAATTCATTAGAATTTACAGAACCACAACATATTATTGATAATAAAGTAACTTTACTTGAACACATTACACGTAAAGAGATTGATAAGGAAAGTGTTAAGGATCGTGTAATGGAAGAATTTGCTTCTATGGATAAAGGATCTCGTATATTAGCTTATCGTATGTTGTTAGAAAAATTCAATAGCAAATATGCTACATTATCAGATCGCCAAAAATTAATATTGAAAGAATTTATTAATAATATCTCCAACACAACTAAATTGCGTGATTTTGTTAATACTAATTTTAACATTATTACTGAGCAAATTACTAAAATTATACCTACAGTATCTGATAAAACAACTCAAATTAAGTTAGCTGAAGTAATTACATTATTACATCCATTAGATAAAACACAAAATGTAAAAGACGAAAACATTATTTCACTTTTACAATATTATCAATTAATTGAAGAATTAAAAGCTGTTAAATAGTGGATATTAAAGAATATATTAAATTACTTGCACGCGAGATATTAGACGAAATGTCTGTTTCTGGTGATGCTGGTGGTTATTTAACTCCCCAAGCATTTGCTAAAAAAGGACAAGGCCTAAATGCAGCTACTAAACAAGCACAAAGATCAGGATGGAAATTAGCAGGTGGAATACCTAAAAATTCCAAAGTACTTGATTATAAAGAATTATGGAAAGGTAAAAAATCCGCTATGAACGAAACATTACTACAAATTATCGAGCAAGAATTACTTAACGAAGTAACATACAATAAATTTAAAAAAGACGTAAAATTCCGTACTAAAAACGAACAACTACACAAAGCAATTCGTGAAGTAAAACGTAAATTAGCTGAAATTGATCGTATTGTAGAATATACATCACGCATGAAGCAAGAGCTTCAAGAAGGTGATGAAGGTGTAAAATATTGGAAAGCAACACAAAAGAATGTTGCTACTATTTCCGAAATGGTAAACCAACTTAACAATAAAATTAAAAATCTCCAGCAATAATGGCAAAGGGTAAAGGTGGTGGAACATCACAAAAATTATCATTCGGTAAACGCAAAAAAGGTAAAGCAAAAAAATCATATAACAAGCATGATCGTTCTGAAAAAAACTATCGTGGACAAGGAAAAGCATAACAATTATGAAAAGTATACAAAACCAGTACATTGATTTAAAGGAAGGAAGAATGTCACAAGCGAACTTTATGAGAAACGTTCGTATGACTTTACCTCAATACGTTACTAATGTAACTTCATTTAAAGATACTGTTCGCATTCTTAAAAATAAGGCTATATTAAATGAAGCTATGGGTGATGATCCTATTGAAGCTACTCTTAAATCTTATTTAGCTAAAGGAAATTCATATGCCGAGGCTATTGAATTAACTGCTGCTGAGCAAGGTATGGATGAAGAAGTACTTATGTCTCAATATCCACAAGATGCTGTTGATACTGAAGGATACGAAGATGAAGGAGATGATGAAGAATTTATTGACATGATTGCTAAAGCCGAAAAGGACAAAGAAGAAGAAGAAGCAATTAAAAGTGGTTTTGGAATTTATGATCCACTAGAAGAAGATGATGACGAAGATGAAGCACCTGAAGATTATGAAGATCCTGATATGTTTGATGCTTATGGTATGGATGCAAGTGAAGGTTTAAAAACTGTTAAAGAACCAAATCCAAATGCTGATAAATATAGAATAACAAGCATTGACGGAAAGATGGTAATTGCTAAAGATTTTTTTGATTCAATGGAAGCTGCCCAAGAATATGCTAGGAAAAATATAAGAACAAGTTATAAAATTGTAAAATTACCTGCTGAAAGATCTGTGTATAAAAAAATAGATGAAGGTAAAAAGAAAAGAGAACCTAAAGCTGAATTACATCCAAATCAAATCCACCCACAAGAATTAAGGATGGGTATTAAAGTTGAATTGGAACATACAGACGATTTAGATAAAGCTAAAAAAATTGCTTTAGATCATTTAGCCGAAAATCCATTCTACTATACTGCACTTAAACTCTCAGGAATTGAATCACCTTCAGCTCCTAAAGCTAAATATCCTGTAGCATTTAAAAAAGAAGTAACAGCTGCCGTTGAATTAGTTGATAAGATTAATGCAATGAAACCTGTTAAAGGTATTGAAAAAGCTAAAGCATCTTCTAATAAAGCACGTAAAGAAACTAATAAAATTGTTAAAGGTGTTGAAGAATTAACTCACAATGCTCAAACTGTTCGTGGCTTACAAAAGTTTGCTGCTACTGGTGGTAAAATGAAAACAGTTAAATCAATATATGAGGCAAAATTCAATGCAATGCCTGGTGAAAAACCAAACGCTACTGTTCAACGTGCTATGGGTTTTATCCAATCTAACCCAGTATTAAGGCAAATATCTGATTTAATCACATTACAAAATGATGGTGAAAATGCTATTTTAAGATATGACTATTATAAAGCATTACCTGATGAAGCATATAACAAATTAGAATTACAATTTTTTGTTGAAGATGATTTTGAAGGAAGTGATGAAGATGGTGGAGATGATTTTGAAACCAGCGGTGGAACCCAAAACAAAATTGCTTACATTTTATATCCAAAGAAAAAAGCAGGTAATTTAGGTGCATCACTAGAAATGGGAGCAAGTAAAGCAAGTAAAATGGATGCCTTTAAAGAATCATTAGAAAAACTCGTACGTGAAGTATTAGATGAAATGTATGATGGTGGTGATGATATGAGTCCTCAATATGCTCAAGACGAAACTAAATAACATGAACAAATCATTATTGATAGACCACACATCATTTAAAGTAGCTAACTTAACAATTTTAGAAAATAAACAGTTAGGTGAAGGTAAATCTTTAGTTACCCTTAAAGGTAAACTACAAGAAGCCGAGCAAAAAAATGGTAATGGTCGTGTATATCCTCGTAACATTCTTGAAAGAGAAGTAAAGAAATATGCAGATGGACCGGTAAAAACACGCACTGCTTTAGGTGAATTAGATCATCCTGAAGCATCTGTTGTTAATTTATCAAATACTTCACACGTTATTACTGAAGTATGGTGGGAAGGAAACGATTTAATGGGTAAACTACAACTATTACCTACACCAGCAGGTAACATTGCTAAAGCATTAGTAATGGCTGGTATTCCACTTGGAATATCTTCAAGAGCCATGGGGAGTGTTAAGCAGTTAGGAGAAACGGTAGAAGTGCAAGACGATCTAGAGCTCATTTGTTGGGATCTAGTATCAGTACCTTCAACGCCGATGGCTTATATGTCATTAGCTGAATCTAAGCAACATAAATCTACAAAAGATTATAGTAAAGTAAATAGTTTAATAACTGAAATTATTTGTAACGCAACCGGTGTTTGTCCGTTATGTTAAAATTATTAGATATATTAGAAGAAGGAACACTTCAACTTACTCCTGATGAAAGAAATCAGGTAGAAGAAATACTTCCGGATATTATAGATACAATATCGGGCAGATATATAGGAGATAACATGGCCCAAACAGTAGGTATTATCAAATATCTCTCGGCAGATAAAACTCCTAGTGAAGTTAAAATACAAGTAGGTAATAATTTATCACAAAAAAATGCTAATGGTTATTATCAAACTAATGACCCAAAAAATCCAACAGATAATATAATTTTACTACAACAATTCCATTTTCAACCATATTTTAATAAAATTGGAAAACTATACAGTACGGCTACTGGAGATAAAAATCCAGGCATAGAAGCAGTGAGACGAGTTTTAAAACACGAATTAATACACGCAAAAGATCCATCAGTAAATCAACATTATCTTAAAGAACCCTATGACTCAAGTGATAATTCAGTATACTATAAATCATGGGCTGAATTTCAAACTATGACTGGGCAATTTTTTGAAGCAATTACTACAGGAGTAGATAGAGCTTTAAATTCGGGTATGCCAAAAGAAAAAATATCAAGAGCCCTTGATAATATATTAAAAACATATGCAGGAAAAGAGGTACTAACACAAGATACAGCTGATTTTATTCAAGATACTGGAAAAAGAAATATATTTCAATCTTTAATTAAATTTGCTGAAAATATTATTAGCAACATAACAGGAATTAGTGTTTTGGGTGCTTTAGATGCATATGTCCTCTATTTAAAAAATATAAAACAATACAACCCAGAAGGATATAAAGAATTTTTAACTGATTTATATAAAACAATAGACCAAGCTAAAGATAAACTCAATAATTTACAAGAAATGAAATATATTAATGAAGCAAAAAGATTTCAACAATTAGCCGGCATTATAACTGAAGTAGAAACAGAACAATCTGCCGCTCCCGTAGATGATCCTGAAATAGATGCAGCGATGAAAGCAGGTTTATCTGTTTTAACTACAGAGGCTAAATTTTTAGATGAAATTAAAGATGAAAATCAACCTCAAGAACTTAATGAAAGTGTTCTTGCTTTAATAGGAAGTGGATTATTAGCGGCTCCTAAAATAATAGAATGGATAGGTAAAGCTATAGCATTTATTTCTAAACCTTTTATGAAAAATAAAGATGAGAATGCTATTGCTGAAAAAATAGTACATTTTGCTCATAAATGGGAAAAATTATATATAAAAGCTATTATATGGGGAATTAAAAAAACTAAATTTGTTCAACAAATATGGATGACTCCTGATGGAAATATAGATGAACAAAAATTAGTAGTAGTAGCTAAATACCTATATGCTGGGGTTCTAGCATTAGCTATGGGACAAGCAATAGGAGCCGTTTTAGGACCTTCATCTGCTATTATAAAAGCTATTGAAGGTAGTTTAGGTACTGTTAAAGCAGTAGAAATTGCACAAATTGCTTCAAAAATAAAGGGACAACTTTAATAATATTTAAATAAAATGGCAAAAGCAAAACCAAAATCAAGACCGATGATATCAAGAAAGAACGGTCTTAAACATAAAAAAAGAATAGAACAAAATAATCAAATTTTAAAACAGTTTAATTAAAATGACACAATTAATAAACGAAGCAAAACGTTGGCAAAAATTAGCTAATATTCTTATTGAGGCAGTAGAAGTACCATCTTGGTTAGCAGGTAAGTTAGAAGATGTTCATACTAAACCTGGACAAGGTTCAATATTTGCTAAATCTATTAGTGATGTATTAAAATTAGCACAAGATGCTTTGGATAAAGAACAAAACATTGATAAAATTGCTAATAGCACAGGCACACTAACAATAAAATCACCTAGTATTGGATATAATTTAGTATTACCTATTGATAAAGCAAAAGCATTACCTGGAGCTAAAGAAAGTGAAGTAGAAAAAATTGAAGGTCCCAATAGAATAAAAGTACCTGCTATTACTACTACTGCACCTATGGATCAATTTAAAACAGATCAATTAACAGTTATTGTTCGTCCTAAAAAAGATGAAAGTGGTGCTGTTATTCCTAATGAATATATCGTATTGTCTGCTTTCCCTGGTGATCCTAGTATTCCTAGAGCATCAGAGTGGGGCGGAAAGTATGCTGTAATTATTCCTAGTGGTAAATTAGATCTAGAAGAAGGAATGCAATATTTTCATAATGGAGCTGATATGAATCAAATCATCAATTATGATGATAGTGATATAACAGACGATTTAGAATCATTTGGCCAAGGATCAATGGATGGCCAAGACTTTCAACCAGGACAAATATATAATATTGGAGGACAAGAATATAAAGTAGAACCTCAAGGTGACGAATTTAAACTTGTTTTAGCTGAATCATTTGATCAATTAGACGAAATCGTTGATAGAGTATTAGCAAAAATACGCAATATTAAATAAATAATTCGCGTCTTACAATATCTACATATATTTATGGGCATCCTACAATAGGTTGCCCATTCTTTATGCAACCTCGGGTATATTACAAAACCCCACATTAAGATTCCTAATAATCTTATTTCCGTAATTAAATTTAAGGAGAAACAATTTATGTCAAACAAAGACCTATTTAAAGAGGCCATCGCCGACGCTAAAGCCGTTCGCGAAGCTGCGTTAGCAAACGCAAAAGTTGCTCTTGAAGAAGCTCTCGCTCCAAAACTTCAATCCATGTTGTCTGCAAAGTTACAAGAAATGGATATGGATATGGATGAGGCTGAAGAAGAGAAACTTGAAGAAAAATCACTCGGTCAAGACACTTATCGTAC